TTGTGCTGTCAGGTTTGAAATAGTTGTTTGAATATGGGATTTGATGTAGTCGGGTGCTTCGTGTTGTTTGGCTTTTTCTGTTGCGCGTTGCTGTTTCAGATAGTCTAAATATCGGGCGATTTCTTGTAATTGCTTCTGTTCTTTTGCCGGCGGTTGCCATGCTTTTAATTTGTGCTTTCGGTCTTGGCAATATTGCGCTATCAACTTTGCGTCTTGTGTGTCTGTTTTTGATCGTTGTAGTTCTGCTATCGCATATCCTTTTATCTTTCTTGGGTTCTCTACGGTAATTGTGTATCGTGAATAAAGATATTCGGCTAATGCTTCGTAATATGTGCCTGTTGCTTCGCACACGCAATGGAGCTTATCGGATACTTTATGAATTTGTAGCCACTTTGTTAATTGTTCAAATCCTCCTTTGTTGTTCTGAAACTTCTTTTGATAATTTTGGCCGTCTGCAATCAAACAGCAATCTATTGTGAGCTTTGAAACGTCTATTCCTAAGTACATGGTTTTACCTTATTAATTCGGGCTTTTTGCCCTAGATAGTGTTCAAACTTAAGATGTACGAAAGCCCACGCTTCAATCTTCGTTACAAGCTGTACGCTTTGGCCGTACTTACGAAGTCGTGTGCTTTACTTGGTGTTTCGTCAAACGCCAAGCCCTCAATGGGCTGATTTACTCATTCAGGGCTTGAAGCTTATCGTGTGCTTGCCTTCGGCGACATTCGCCATGTGGCAGGGGTTGGCGCAAAAAACCGCACCAACCCTTCTTTAAAGCGTTTTTGGGTGGGTTAGCGTCAAGGGGTATCCAAAAAGATTTATAAAGACGATAAAGCTGTCTTTACAAATCTTTCTGGACGTCCTCCCCCTGACTTGATTAATGGTTGTTTTATTGGTTTAGGTTCAATCCTGATGGAATTCATGAACCTGTTTTAGCGCCATTTTGTGCGCCTATTTCGTTTCCTTTTTCAACATAGCCGTCATACATTAGATTCTGTTGACTTTTACCGCCCATAGATAAAACCTGTGGCCTTTCTATTTCTTGTGCGGTTTCTTTAACTTCTGCTGTTTCGGTCTTTTTGGCTTTATAAGGATTGAACGGCAAGCCATCTTTGATATAGCTTAAACAGGTTTTTTTGCTTATTTCCGCAATCTTAGAGCCTTGGTCTGTATAACAATTACAGCCATTATCACTTTTAACGCAAGCAGAAGGCCAAGGCATGGCGGTTATTGATTTGTTCACGCCGTCATAAATTGGCGCGGTTTCGGGTCTATCTTCAATTCTCGGCTTGTAGTCATCTTCTGATAGATGTGGCTTCGGCGGTTCAGGAACAGCCGTTTGTGGCGTGTATTGCCCTTCTGCGTTGGTGCCGTTTGCTGTTGGAACAGCAACCGCCCCCACCGCTTCAGGGCTTGAGGCTTGCGCCTCAATTTTGGGCTTTTCCTGTTCTGCCTTCATCGTGTCTATCCGATTATTCCAGCTTGAATAGATATACCAACCTGCGGTAATTAAGAGGGCAAGCACGGCAGGGAAGATATATACAACTCGGCTTAGCTTGGTTTTGATTTTGGTGTGTTCTTCGGCTGATTTATATACGCCGAAGGCTTTTTTATCCAACGTATAAACACTTTTTACAGCAGATGACACGTCTCTTGATGATGTCGGGTCTGCGCACCTTTCCCACTCCAACATACGGCGAACGCCTAGATTTGTTTTGCCGATATGGCAATGATGGCCTACCAATGCGCGGACATTACTGTCAATCAATCTAGGATGTTGGGTAAGTAAAAAAATATCAATACCTTTATGACGGTGTGTTTCTAGTTCGGCAACAAAATCGGGGACTTTTGAACCGCTTGGCCGTGGCCTAAATACGCGCTGACATTCGTCAATAACGAGTATTGCGCCTGTCGGTGCCCATTTGTGCCAAGTCTGCATTGTTTCGCCTTCAGGAATAGGTAAATTTGGAATAATTTTTTCATCTACTTCAGGAATGCCATCAAGATATAAAGGACGGTTTTTTAAGTCTTGACGTGTCATCAAGTCTGAAATCATTTTCAGGGTCTTGCCCGAACCTGGAACACCTGTAATTAAATAAAGCATACGTTACCCTTTTTATTTTTTACTGATAGAAGCTGACAATTTAGAAAGGCTTTTAAGCGAAACAACAAAGGCGAAAGTACCGAAAATCCAGTTCAGACAAACGCCAATTCCTGCGATATAAGCTAAGTTCATGGCATCTGATGGTATACCGCCGATTTGCGTTTGAACGTGTGATAACAGAAAGCCTTGGATTTCATTTAGCCCTACATAACTGACAAATGAAAGGCCAAGTGCGGTTATAACTTTTCCTGCAACGGTCATTAAAACGCTTGTGATTAATTTGCCCCACATGATTAAAGCTCCTTGACTGCGTTAAAAGCGAAAAATCCGCACATTATGATCGTGCCGAGAATCAATATAGGGCGAAGCAATCGGGCGATATTACAGAAATAGTCATAAGGAATTTCAAACGTTCCTAATACGCCTAGACTGAACGTAGGGTTTGCCGGACAAGTTCCGTTAGTGCTGAATATATCTAGCGGTTTTAATTCTAGGTTGATTGCTTTTTCAGGTATTTCTAAGTCTTTATAGTCCGTATCTCCTAAATCTTTACAAGCCGAGGCTTCAGGGTGTTTCTCGCAAAGGTCTTGTGCATCTTTGCCGTCCTTACCGTCTTTTCCATCTTTGC